ACACGAAGAGACTTCCGTGACTCTGGAAGAGGTTATTAAATGGCTGTTGTAGTCCAAGTACGTAGAGATACGGCAGCTAACTGGACTTCTGCTAACCCTATTCTTCTTGCTGGTGAAATTGGTTACGAGTACGACACCAACAAAGCAAAGATTGGCGACGGCACAACAAACTGGGTAGGACTTCCTTATCTTTCCACGGCAACAGGACCGACTGGCTCGACTGGTTATACCGGACCAACAGGTTTCACTGGACCTACTGGTGCAGCTTCAACAGTTACTGGCCCCACAGGTGCGACAGGTGCGACAGGACTAACAGGTCCTACAGGCGCAACAGGCAGTACTGGCCCTGGTGGAACGGGTCCGACAGGAGCTACTGGAGCCACCGGAGCAGCAAGTACCGTTACAGGACCCACGGGTTCTACTGGCGCAACCGGCGCAACCGGAGCTACGGGCGCAACTGGTGCGGCGAGCACGGTCACTGGTCCGACTGGTGCTACAGGTTCTACAGGAGCGACTGGAGCTACAGGTGCAGATAGTACCGTAACGGGTCCAACTGGTTTTACAGGTCCGACAGGTCCTACGGGTTTGACTGGTTCTACTGGCTCCACAGGAGCAACAGGCCCAACAGGTTTCACTGGACCAACAGGTCCTACTGGCCCAACGGGTGCTACTGGTGCTACTGGAGAAACGGGTCCGACAGGTTTCACTGGACCAACAGGATTTACTGGTCCAACTGGCGCTGCTTCAACCGTCACGGGTCCTACGGGTCCTACAGGATTTACTGGTCCGACTGGATTCACTGGTCCTACAGGTGAGACTGGCGCATTAGGAAGATTTACAATTCTTGATACAGCTCCAACTGGTCCTATACCTGGTGATACTTGGTATAACTCTTCAAACGGTCGAACATACATCTATTACTACGATGGCAACACAAACCAATGGGTTGAATTTGGTAACTCAAATCTTGGGCCGACTGGCCCTACCGGAGCATCTGTTACAGGTGCTACAGGTGCTACAGGTCCAACTGGTGCACAGGGTCAATCTTCATCGTTCTACGACTACAAGATTAAAACGACTTCAACTTCTGGCGACCCAGGCAACACTTACATTTCTTATAACAACGCTACGCAAACTTCTGCAACGCAATTACAAATTTCACACATTGACAAAGATGGATATGACATTGACATCTTCCTTGCTCTTATTAAGGCTAACGATGTTCTTTATATCCAAGACGCAAGCGATTCAAACAACTTCCAAAAGTTCAATGTAACTTCTAACGCTGTTCTACAAACTGGATATGTTGAAGTAGCGGTGTCATTGCTTACAAGCGGTGGAACTGGAACAACACCAGGATTTGCAAACAACCATGAAGTTATCTTGGTTTTGATTAATGTTGGTGCAACAGGACCGACAGGACCCCAAGGTGCAACAGGTCCGACTGGTGCACAGGGTGTTACAGGGCCGACTGGCTACACGGGACCTACTGGCGCGCAGGGTGTAACTGGCCCACAAGGCGAGACAGGACCTACGGGTGCTCAAGGAGTTACAGGTCCGACGGGAGCACAAGGCGTAACAGGTCCAACTGGTTTTACTGGACCAACAGGTGCTCAAGGTGTAACTGGCCCTACAGGTGAAACTGGACCTACGGGCGCTCAGGGTGAGACTGGACCTCAAGGAGTTACTGGACCGACTGGACAAACTGGAGCGCTTGGTGCAACTGGTCCAACTGGATACACGGGCCCAACTGGTTCGCAGGGAATACAAGGCCCAACTGGTCCTACTGGAGTACAGGGCGTCACGGGTCCAACGGGAGAAACTGGTGCTCAGGGTGAAACTGGTCCTCAAGGTGTTACAGGTCCTACGGGTGCTCAGGGCATACAAGGTGTTACAGGTGCGACTGGACCAACAGGTGCTCAAGGAGATATTGGTCCTACAGGATTCACTGGACCTACAGGTCCACAAGGAATTCAGGGCGTAACTGGTCCGACTGGTGCCACAGGCGAGACTGGTGCGCAAGGTGTTACTGGCCCAACAGGTCCAACTGGCGCTGGCTATGACGGTGTAACTTCTACAACTTCGTTAACGGTCACAAACAACTCTGGTATTGCATTTGCGGTTAACAAAGCAGGCGCTTTTGGAGTTGGCACCAGAATACGAGTAGCAAGAACTTCGCTACCAACCAATTACTGGATGGACGGAGAAATTACTGCAGTTTCTGGACTCAACTTCACCGCAACGATGGATTTGTCACAAGGCAATGGAAATACATTTAGCGACTGGACAATAAGCGTTGTTGGCGCACAAGGCCCAACTGGTGCAACAGGCGCTCAAGGTGTTACTGGTCCTACAGGTCCTACAGGACCGCAGGGAGTAACGGGCCCAACTGGTGCTACAGGTGCAGCAAGTACTGTTACTGGCCCAACTGGTCCACAAGGTATACAAGGACCTACAGGACCTACTGGTGCACAAGGTATTACGGGCCCAACTGGTGCTACAGGTGCTGACTCAACGGTAACTGGTCCTACCGGACCTACTGGTGCAGCTTCGACCGTAACGGGACCAACTGGACCAACTGGTGCAGCAAGTACAGTCACTGGTCCTACTGGACCTACTGGTGAAACTGGCGCTGCAAGTACAGTTACTGGACCTACCGGACCAACGGGGGCTGCCTCCACAGTAACTGGACCAACCGGCGCTACTGGAGCAGCTTCAACGGTTACAGGTCCAACTGGGCCTCAAGGAACGACTGGTCCTACCGGACCTACAGGTATTGCAATATACGATACTGAAGACGGCGTTTTGTCACAACAGATTTTTAGCTAAGGAGCAATCATGGCAACGTATACAAAAGTAAAACTTTCAGGTAGTACTAACGGCAGAGGAATTAAAGTTGCTGCTACTGCAACTGCTGGTACGACTATTCATCAAACAGGCACAGCAAACATTGATGAAGTATGGCTATATGCATACAACTCAGACACTGTTGCAAGAGTTCTGACCATTGAATGGGGTGGAACTACAGCACCAGATGACAACCAAAAAATTACTATTCCGTCTTTGTCTGGTTTGACATTGGTTGTTCCAGGGTTGGCTTTGTATCCATCTGGGTCTGCACTAACCGTTGCCGCGTTTGCTTCTGTAGCAAACGTCATCGTTATCACAGGATTCGTAAATAGAATTTCATAATGGCACATCCGCTTCGTAGAGTGATGGCATCAAGCCAGGTTAATGAATGGTTTGGCGCGCAATCAATCGAAACACCTTCACGTCTAATAACCAATTCAATTCGTGTTGATTATTTGGTTATTGCTGGCGGAGGCGGAGGCGGATATTCCACTGGTGGCGGTGGTGGAGCAGGTGGCTATCTTGAGGGAACAGCAAATATTGCACTTGGTGCAAACTATGTTGTTTCTGTTGGAACAGGTGGTGCCGGAGCAACATCTGGAGCACATTCGGTCAATGGCACTAATTCGCAATTTGCAAACGCATTGGCACTAGGTGGCGGCGGCGGAAGCGATACAGGAGCAGCAGGAAATAAAAGCGCACTTGATGGTGGTTCTGGAGGCGGTGGAGGTTGGCCGATTTCTTACACATCTGGTCTATCAACACAAAAAAGCACATTTGACGGTATTGGTTACGGAAACAATGGCGGAGAACCATTAGACACCAACTATCGCGGAGCTGGTGGTGGTGGGGCTGGTGCAGTGGGTGGTAGCTCTGGAGCTTCAGGAGCAGCTGGCGGAGCAGGTGGAGCTGGTAGAACTTCTTCTATAACTGGAACAGCAGTAATTCGTGGCGGTGGTGGTGGTGCTGGCGCAGTCTTTCAAACAGCAGGCGCAGCTGGTTCTGGCGGCGGCGGAGCTGGAGCAACAACAGGAGTTGGAGGCTCCGGAACAGCAAACACTGGCGGCGGAGGAGGAGGCGGAGGAAACGCAGCAAACGGTGGAGTTGGTGGAACAGGTGTAGTCATCCTTCGTTACTCAAGCGCATACACAATCACAATAACGACAGCAACTGGTTCAACAGCAACAGATGGAAACTTTAAAGTAACTACAATTACTGCTGGCACTGGCACAGTAAGTTTTGCGTAGTACAAAGGAACAAAAATAATGGCTGAATTAAATTTTCCAACATCACCAACAGACGGTCAATTCTTCGCCAGTGGCGGCAAGTATTGGACTTATAGTGCAACTACAACTGCATGGAATCTTACAACTATTTATTTTGTTGGCCCTTCAGGTCGTTCAGCAAATGCTGGCGTATGGAATTTGGCTAATCCGGATTACACACAACCACCAGGTTTTGGAAGTTACAGTTACGACACAGGACAAACTGCTTCATCAAACACATTAAACATAAGCGGTTATTTTTCTGGGGGTGGTTATTGGAACACCTGGTTGGAAATAGTTGATTCACCTTTTCAGGTTCTGTTAACAACAGACAATAATGCAGGGGTTATTACGGCATTAACGAATTATCAAATATTTGATGTAAGTGGTCCATCGTCTTTTGTAACTGCCAGCCCAACAAGTAGCTCGTATTATCTTGTTCCAGTTACATTGAACAGTGCAGGTGGTACTGGCGCTACAGGTTTTACTCCAGCTGCTCAGGTAAACATATTTTTCTTGCAAGCAGAAGGTCCAACTGGACCATCTGGTCAATGGGATACCGCTCAAACAATTGATAACAAAACAGCAAGCTACACACTTTTAACTGCAGATGCTGGAAAACTTATTACCATGACAGTCGCTACGGCAAACAACTTGACGGTTGATGGTTCTTTGAATTTGTCAGTTGGGCAACGCATTGATATTGCACAAATGGGAGTAGGACAAACAACAGTTGTTGCTTCTGGGACAACGGTTTCTGCAACACCAACATTAAAACTTCGTACGCAATATTCATCTGCGTCGTTAATTTGTACTGCTGCCGACACGTATTTATTGGTCGGTGACTTGGCGGTTATTTAATGCCATCAACGATTGGTATTGTTAGTTCTTCAGTGTTGGAATATATAACTATTGAATACTTGCAAATTGGAGGCGGAGGCGGTGGCGGCTTTGATGCAGGCGGAGGCGGCGGAGCTGGTGGGTACGTAGAGGGAACAGCACAGTTGCCACTAAAACAGTTTATGGGTCAAATAGTTGGTGCTGGTGGCCAAGGTGGTATTAATTCTGCTGGATTGTATAACGGTCAAACAGGTGAAAATACCGTCGGCTTTGCCATCGCATTGGGTGGTGGAGGAGGAGCTTCTTCTTTTGACCCGTCAAATGGAGCAAATGGTGGTTCAGGTGGTGGTCTTGGTTGGCAAAACACTTACACTCCAGGTGCGTCAATTCAAACAAGTCCAACTGATGGAACTGGATACGGTAACAGTGGTGGCCCGGTAGACGTTTTACTTCTATACAAAGGAACCGGTGGTGGCGGCGCAGGCGCAGTAGGACAAACAGCAAATGCTGGTGGAGCTGGTGGAGCAGGTAAAGCATCATCGATAACTGGAACTTCTGTTACATATGCAGGCGGCGGTGGAGCCGGAGCAGTTTTTTATAATGGTGGACTAGGTGGCTCAGGCGGTGGCGGAGCTGGGGCTGGAGCCGATAGAGCCGCTTCAGTAAACGGAACAGCAAACACTGGTGGAGGAGGTGGAGGTGGTTCAAATGGAGCTGGGGCACCAGGAGGCAACGGTGGTAGTGGAATAATAATTTTGAAATACTCAGATGCTTTTACAATCACTATTGGGGCAACGCTTGTCGGAACAACAGTATCCTCTGGTGGTTTTAAAATAACAACAATTACCTCTGGTGCTGGAAACGTTTATTGGACATAAAACTTAATACCGAAGGAAACAATGGAATTCAATGACCTCTTAAACGAGTACAACTATCGAAAATGTCGTGGTCCAGAAGACGCAGATGTCGAGCAACTAGTAGAAGCGTTTGAGTACTTTTGCGCTAACTACGTTTACATCAAGCATCCAAGTCGTGGACGAATTGAATTTGAATTAAGACCAGCACAGATTGCAACAGTTCGTGCGTGGTTGGGACATAGAAACACCATCGTTCTTAAAGCACGTCAGATTGGCTTTTCCACTCTTGCTGCTGCTTTTGCCTTTTGGCTAGCTTTCTTCTGGCCAGACAGATTCATAGTCATGCTTTCTAAGACCGAGCGTGAAGCCGCCAAACTACTTTCTAAAGCTAAGTACATTTATAAGTTTTTGCCACAATGGTTAAGATTGATTGGGCCGGAGCTACTGCAGAACAACGTGCTCAAGATGGCATTTGATAACGACTCGGTTATTGAGTCATTGCCATCAGCTAACGAACCAGCCCGTGGTGAATCCGTATATCTAGCCATCATTGACGAAATGGCGTTCTTGCCAAACCCTGAGCAAGCATGGGCATCTATTGAACCTATTGCCGACGTTGGTGGTCGAGTCATCTGTTTGTCCACGGCCAAGGGCGAAGGCAACATCTTTTACAATCTGTGGAATGGCTCTCAAACAGGAACAAACCGATTCCATGGCATCTTCTTTCCATGGTCAGCAAACGGAGACCGTGACCAATCTTGGTATGACGCGCAAGCCTTAGAACTCCCACCATGGCAGTTGCACCAGGAATACCCGTCAAACCCAGAAGAAGCCTTTATTCGTTCTGGTCGCCCAGTCTTTGACATTGACTCTCTAAATCGTTTTGAGACAGAACGCCCCAAGACAGGGTTCAACAAGAAGGCATCTGATGTCAGAAACTCCTTCATGTTTGAGTCATCTGGTGGTCCTTTGTCTATATGGAGATTGCCGGAATTCGGTGCTGTGTATGCAATTGGGGCAGACGTTGCAGAAGGATTGGCTCGTGGAGACTATTCAACAGCCCACGTAATTGACGCTAAATCTGGACTTATTGTTGCCCACTGGCATGGACATATTGACCCAGATAAATTCGGTGAAGAAGTCTTGTACTCTCTCGGCTACTTCTACAACGAAGCCCTGATTGGTGTTGAGTCAAACAACCACGGTCTAACTACCCTGACGGCCCTGAATCGCGCGAACTACAGCAACCTGTATCGCCAGCGCCGATTGAACCAGAGAAATCCAGAGCAGACGGAGCAGCTTGGTTGGAGAACCACATCGCTGACAAAGCCGTTAGCTATTGACGAACTCAGCGCCAATATTAGAGATGGGGTGTTGCAGATTATGTGCGAGTACACCATTGCTGAACTTAAGACCTTTGTTCGTGACGACAACGGCTCCATGCATGGCTCACCTCATGACGACAGAGTTATGAGTCTGGCTATTGCTAACCAGATGCTTAAGTACGTTTGGCTGCCTGAATACCGACCAAAGAGCGATGCCCCGTTTGGAACCTTGAACTACTTTGCCTCCAAGCTCAGGAAACCCCAAAAGGAAAAGGAGCGTTACTTTATTGGGGAGTTCTCTGGGTACTAGACTAGGTAATGGTTTGGAGTTGTTTATAGGAGATATATGCAGTGTTCGACATGTTCAAAGCCAATTGAAGCAGAAAATGACCTAAAACGGGGTCGTTGCTTCAAATGTCATGTTAAAAACGTGCGATTGGGATTTACCCATGGAAAAGAAGAGTTCCATGGTCCAACAGTTCGTGAGCGTCAACGGGAGATGGAAGATTCCCCACGGTTTAAGGCCGGAGAGATAGAGAAGGTTCCGGCAAGGAAAGAGTTGATATGAAAAAGAGAATTAAGCCAGCGGCAAAGATTGAAATCAAGTCTGCCAAAGCTGTCAAGAAAATAAATGTGCCTGCTGAAAAGCAAGCAAAGAAGGACGCCCTCAAGGCGGCAAAGTATCAGAAACCAAAACCAAAGCCTAAGAGCAAGGACAAAAAATAATGGCAAAGAAACCAACAATGGCTCAAGCTTACAAAGCTGCAGCAA